CCGGTGACGCGCGGCGGCGGGACGCCCGGTCGGCAACGCCGGGCAGGTTCCCCTTCGGCACCCGGTCACCCCCGCCGCCGCGCACCCTGAATTCACACTTCGGAGAACCCCATGGCCTTCCGCATCATCACCGCCGACGAACGGCTCTCGGCTGCCGAGAACAAGACCTCGCTCGCCATCTTCGGCCCGCCCGGCGTCGGCAAGACGACGCTCCTGAAATCCTTGCCCGCCGAGGACACTGTCTGTCTCGACCTCGAGGCCGGCATGAAATCGGTGCAGGACTGGCGCGGAGACTCGATCCCGGTGCGCAGCTTCACCGATTTCCGCGACCTCGCCGTGCTGATCGGCGGCCACGACCCGGCGCAGCACCCGCAGTCCTGGTACGGCGCCGAGTATCACGCCTGGCTACAGCAGCAGTATCTCGGCACCGGCATCGAGGACTTCCTTGCCAAGAAGAGGATCGTCTTCGTCGACTCGATCACCGACCTGACGCGGCAGGCCATGGCCTATGCCCGCCAGCAGCCGGAGGCCTTCTCCGAGCGGACCGGCAAGCCGGATGTCCGCGGCGCCTATGGGCTGCTCGGCCGTGAGGTGATCCAGGCGCTCAAGCACCTCCAACATGCCCGCGGCAAGACGGTGATCTTCGTCGGCGTGCTCGAGAAGGTCACCGACGAGTTCGGCGCGACGACATGGCAGCCGCAGATGGAGGGCACGAAGGCCGGCCGCGAATTGCCGGGCATCGTCGACCAGGTGGTCTCGATGCAGCTCTTCGGCCGCGACGCCGAGGGTGACTGGGCCCTCGACGAGACCTCCGCCGAGCGCCGGCTCGTCTGCCGCTCAGGCAACCCCTGGGGCCTCCCCGCCAAGGACCGCTCTGGCCGGCTCGACACCACTGAGGCCCCCGATCTCGGCGCGCTGATCGCAAAGATCGACGGCCGCGCGCCCGCCCAATCCGCAATCCCTTCCTGACCCAGACGCAAAGGACAGACCCATGAGCTACGATCTCAACGACGCCCAGCCTCAGATGGCCCCCATCGGCGAGCTGATCCCCGACGGCACCTTCGCCAAGGTCCGCCTGACCGTGCGACCCGGCGGCGTCGACGGCCCTACCGCGATGGACGCGAAGCTCCTGAAGGCCTCGCAGTCGAGCGACGCGAAGATGCTGGACTGCGAGTTCACCATCCTCGAGGGCCCGCATGCCCGGCGCAAGTTCTGGCAGAGCTTCACCGTGGCGGGCGGCAAGGTTGACGAGAAGGGCCAGTCGATCGGCTGGAAGATCTCCAAGTCCACCTTTCGGGCGATGGTCGACAGCGCTCTCGGGCTCGATCCCAGGGACGAGAGTCCCGACGCCAAGGCCAAGCGGGTGCTGCCCGGGCTCAAGCATCTCGACGGCATCGTCTTCGCCGCGCGGATCATGGTGGAGCCCGCCTCCAACCCTCAATACCGCGACCAGAACCGGATCGCGAACGTCGTTCTGCCCGACGAGCCGCAGCACGCACCGATCATGCGCGGCGAAGCCGTGCCCCCGGAGCCCGTCAACGCCCCGCCGCGCAAGGCCGCGAGCGCGCCGGCGCCGGGATGGCAGGCGCCCGCGCCGGCATGGGGTGCGCAGCCGCAAGCGCCGTCCGCGGCCCCGGCCTGGGGCGCGCAGGCGCCGGCTCCGCAGCAGCCCCCGCAGCACCCGCCCGCCCAGCAGCCGCCGGCGTCCCCGCCCAACGCGCCGAGCGGGGCGCCGGCGACCGGCATGCCCGCCTGGCTCAATGGGTGAGGCGCGGTCGGCAGCGCGGCGGCGGAGGTCAAACCGGCCTTCGCCGCTGCCCGAGGCCCGGCGCGATCCGGCCGGGCCGATGACCCCGGATGAATGGCAGGCGCACGTCACGCGCGAAGCGGCGCTGGAGATCGGACGATGGCTCGAGGCCCGAGGAAGACTGCACGCCCCCATCGCAAGCCTCGGCCTCGGCGACCTCGAAGCCATGGCCAGCAACGCGATCTCCCGCTGGATCGTGCTCCAGTCCGAAAAGCTCCAGAGGGCGGGCTGGCCGCCCGAGGACCCGATCGCGACCTTCTTGCTCGGGTAGCCCTTTGCGCCGTCTGCGCCCGCGAGGCGCGCGGCTTCGGCTACTGCCACGGCCTTCGCTGGGATCGCCACCCCTACCACCGCTTCTGCTCGCGCCGCTGTCAGGACGTGGGCAGCGCCATCGCCCAAAGGAACAACGGCATGATCGACAAGACTGCGCGCGAGGCCCGTGCGATCCGCGATGCGCGGATGCCCTTCGCCGAAGCGCTCACCGACCTCGGGCTCATGGAGCCCTTCTTCCACCGCAGCGCTGCGGACATCGACCGCCTGATCGAGGCGGCGGTCACCGGCTACATCGACAGCATGCAGGACCAGGCCGCGCGCACGGAGCGCACCGGCACGGCCCTCGACGACCCCATTCCGTTCTGAGGGGGCGCGCGATGATCGACCTGAACGACGACACCGCGTCCTGCAGCTGGAAGCATCTGTTCGAGGCGGCCACCGAGAACGCCGTCACCGACTTCGAGATCGAGTTCTGCGACAGCCTCCGCGAGAAGCTGGCGCGGTTCGGCGACAGCGCCCGGCTGACGGACGCGCAGTTCCACAAGCTGACCTGCATCGCGCAGGCCGGCGGGTTCTGGGAGCGCGAGCGATGATCGACCTCAACCATGGCTCGGGTTTCCTCTACGGCGCCGGCGCGCCACGTCCTCCCATCGCCGAAGCCGTGTCTGCCGCCATCGACACGGCGCTGTCCGCGCGCCACCGCGCCGAGCGCCCGCGCACCTATGTCAGTTCCTCGGGTCTCGGCCGCGATTGCCTGCGCCAGATTCAGTACGACTTCCTCGCGGCGCCCAAGGACGAAGGCCAGGAGTTCGCGCCGCGCACGCTGCGCATCTTCGAGGCGGGCCACCGGGCCGAGGACATCGTCGCGGGCTGGTTCCGGATCGCCGGGTTCGACCTGCGGACCGAGCGCCCCGACGGTCGCCAGTTCGGCTTCGAAGCCCTCGGTGGGCGCTTCAAGGGCCATATCGATGGCTGCTTCGTCTCGGGCCCCGTCGCCATGGACTATCCCGCGCTCTGGGAGAACAAGGCGCTAGGCGCGGCCAGCTGGAGGGACGTGGTCAAGCGCGGCGTCAGCCTCGCGCGGCCGGTCTATGCCGCCCAGATTGCGCTCTATCAGGCCTACATGGAGCTGCCGGCCCCGGCCCTCTTCACCGCGCTGAACCGGGACACGATGGAGCTGCACGCCGAGCTTGTGCCGTTCGACGCGCATCTCGCGCAGGAAATGTCGGATCGCGCCGTCGCCGTGGTGCGGGCCTCCGAGGCCGGGGAATGGCTGCCGCGCGCCGCGGCCGAGCCCACGGCGGTCCTCTGCCGCGGCGGGATGGCGGCCGGCAAGTGGCACGCGCCCTGTGCTTGGGCAAAACGATGCTGGAGTGAGCGGCCATGATCCCCGACGCCTACGAGCTCAAGCGGATCGTGCGCGCGCATCGCGAGCGGTTCTGGTGCTCCGACCTGCTCAGAGCGGCGGAGTTCGCGCCGATCTATTTCTTCGATGATCAGGCCGCCTTCGATGGGGATATCGTCGACCGCGCGATGACCCGGGTCTTCACCGGTCCGCTTCGGCTGCCGCATCCCTCCGTGATCTTCGAGGTGCGCGAGCAGCGAGCCTCTCCCTCGGGCCTGATCGTCTGCGCACGTGCCGACGGCGACATCGTCGAGGCCACGTTCCTCATGCGCAAGCGGGCACCGCGCGGCTGGACGGATTGCCTGGTGCGGATCTGGATGCATCCGGGCGGCAAGGCGGAGATCGAGGGCAACCCGGCCGAGCGGAGCGACGAGACGGTCCGTGGTCACGGCGAAGTCGCCGCCGGCATCGTCTGGCGCGCGCTGACCATCCTCGGCGTGTCCCCGGACATCCGCGATCGCAAGGTGTCGCGCTCGAAACGGTCCCGTCTGTCCCGCGAGGGCGTGCGCGGATGGGTCTGGCGCCAGGTCGCCATCGATCCGGCGCGCCTGCGGGCAGCGACACC